TCATTCGCATCAGGTACGGGCCAGCCTCAGGCACCTGCTGGGCCATCGGCGCGACCTGAGAGATGAACGCCCCCAGCCCCTGCATGAACTGCACAGCCGCATCACGCTCTGCCGCCCAGTCGAGCGCAGCCATCGAGTCAGCCTCGACGTTGATGCGATACTGAGCCACATGCTCATCTTTGAGCAGGGCTATGGCTTGCGGCGCGAATTGAGCATCAGGCGTGCGCTCAATGTTGCTTCTGAATGCAATCGTCTGCGGTTGCCAGTGCTTGCAGATGATCTCGGCCTTGATTCGCAGCGCCTCGCTGATCCACTCAGCAATGTAGAACTGGTTTAGCTGCATCCGCGTGCTGCCAAACTGCGCCTTGATCTGCTGGGCTGTGGCCGTCTCGTTGGCCTTTGAGCTACCGCGCATGATGTCGGACACACCCAGCACTTCGTAAATCTGCTGCGTCTTGTCCTGGCGATACACGCGCAACTGATTGATGGCGTTGACCACCTGATCAATCGGCACCCAATCAATCTTGCCCTTGACGCCACCGGCCTCTGCAAACATCGCCCAGTTGTCCACAGGGATCAACTGATTCTCAGCCGCCTGCTGGAACATGCGCTGAATGCCGTCAGCAGACTTGTCATACACGCCAATGACCTTGGCCGCACGGGTCAGCCAAGTGATGCGCGTGTTAATTTCATCCAGTTCGTTGAACTGATCCTGCGCAAAGACGTAATCCGCACGCGGCATGAAGTTGGCCGACGTAATGTTCGCCGCCAAAGGCTTGGGACACGGGAAGAACCCGTCCAAGTCCAGAGGATCATCCTTCACATCAAGAATGACCTCGCTGCCCTTGGCGTACCAATAGACCTTCTTGTTCTCTTTGCACCAAATCTCAAAGATTTCAGCGCGTGACCAAGGGTCGTACTTGGGCGTCTGATCATCTTGCTTCTTGGGCGCCGACGTCATCGGCACCACACGCGCAATCTCCTCGCCAAAACGCGCCTTCAACTGGTCCTTCGTCATGTAGACGCGCCGCGCTACCCAACGAACCTCAGACCAAGTACGCGCAGGGCTCCAGAAGAAGTCCTCAAAATGGACGTAATCAACCGGCGCGTCCTCCTCCACGATGCGCTCGCTGGCAGGAATGATCATTCCCGTCATCGCATCAATGGACTCAGGCACCTCCTCCGTTTCAACCTCGTAACGCAGCCAAATCTGGCCCATTCCGACAATCAGCCAGTCCTCAATGGCCTGACGCACTGCAGAATCCCAGGCGCTGACGTCTTCCTCAAAGCCCCTGTTTAGAAGTCTTTGAAGGATCGTGCTGGCTACACGCGCCTGATCGTCATCGAAGTCTTGAAACGCCCTGCTGACGTCAGCCTTTGGGGGCCGCGCATACAACATGGACAGAAGCACCTTCATCGTGCTCCAGAACAGGTTTACGCGGCTCTCGCTCTCGCCCCAGGTGTCACGCTTGTCCAAGTACCGGGCCAGAATCTTCTTGGCCTCATCGTGAAACTTGTTCAGCTCCTGCTTGGAAGCAGTGATCTCTGTGCCCCAACGCTGGGCCATCCCCTGCGGGGTGTTCTCAAAATCGCTGGCACTCTCAATCTTCTCGACTTGTTCCATCACCCGATCCTTGTCGTGGCCTTCGGACCGCAATCCCAAATTGAGTCTAAAGAAAAGGCGTAATGCATCCCTTTCGCTACTGGTGCGATTCTAGTACCGGGTTGAACTTTTGACGAAACTGGTTTCGCACTCAGTGCAAAGTAACGAAAAGCGTCCGCAGCATGGCTGTGCTGGTCGTGCTTGGGCTTGCTCTTGAACGTCTGCGTGCGCTCATCCCACTCGCGCATGTACGCCCGCAAGTGGTTGATGCCCTCGTAAGTCGCTTCCTCATCAAACCAGCACTTGTTTAGGATCAGCCTCGTTGCCTCGATGCCGTCCTGCAGGCTCAGTTCTGGCGCGATCTGCGGCCTGATGCCGTTTGAGAGGAACTGCTCAACGATTGACTTGCCCGTCTGCAGGCTCTTGGCCTTGGCGTCATGCGGCAGGTACACATTGCCGACTTTGTAAGGCCTCGACTTCACCCAGTCGATGTAATGCTGAATCGGCTGGCCGTCTGCTTCGTAGAACTCAACGATGCGATAGCCGTCTGGCGTTGTCTGCCAGCCCCACCAGCTGCAGGAGTCCGTAAAGCCCAAGTCTGCCGCGAAGTCCACGGAGAAGTTGGGGTCCAGCTTGTGTACGCCAATCTGCCCGTTCGCATACAACTCGCCAATCTGCTTGGCGTAGTACGCGCCAGGAATCGCCGCCTCAAAACTGACCTCGTACTCCGTCGCGTATGTCTCCTCCGTCATCTGCGCCTTCGCATCGCGCAGTTCTTCGGGGTCCAAAATGCCTGTTTTTGACGCTGGGAGTTCTAGGAGGAGATGGGTGTCTGGGTTAAGCCTTGCTTCTTCCTTGAGTTGCCAGAAGAAGTTCTTACCCGCAGGCGTGCCGGCAAAGATCGCCCAGCCTTTTCTGTCGCTGAGTGCTGGACGCAGTACGCTGTACCAGGCGCTAGGCCTCATCTGACCCGTCTCATCCAGCACCACGCCATCAAAGTACATGCCTCTGAGCGCATCAGGATTGTCAGCACCCGCCACATAGATGCGGCTCTCACCCCCATGACCGTTGCGGATGTCGATGCGTAGTTCTGATTCGTTCGGGTCTTTTATTTGGACGTCTTTGGTCAGTTCTTTGAGGTAATTCCAAGCGACTCGCTTGGCCTGATCGCGGAACGGGGCAAGGTAGGCGAACTGTGGACGCGGCAGCGCAGTTTCGAGGGCTCCTATGACTAGATCAGCGCACATCGCAACCGTCTTGCCCGCACGCCGGTGCGCCACTACGCACGCCCACCGCTTTGACCTGTTGTGCAGCGGCAAAAACACGCTGCGCGGCTGGTACTCCTGCAGCTTCATCCGCCGCGCAGCCGATTGATGATCAACGCCGAGGACAGATTCGTTGGGTCAATGCCTTCAATCGTCGCCATCGCCTCGTTGTACGACTGCGCAAACGGATTGCCCTCTGCAACTCGCGTCTGATTGGCCGCTATGTTCCTCTCAACATCTGCCCTCAACGCAGCAATCTGCTCCGGCGTGTAAGAGCTTCGCGGGTCATAGAACGTGCCTTCCTCAAGCCGCCTCTGATCGTTTGCAATCTGATCGCGGACGCCCTGCAGAGTCGATTCGTACTGGTCAAACTGATTCTTGAACTCCAGCCCACGGCTCAAGGCATAGCCCTGGTCATAGTTGACGCTGCCGCGCCCTACATCGAACGATGCCAACTCATTGGCCGCAGCACCCAACGCGTCGTTGTAAGTGTTGTACCCGTAATTGTTGTACTTGCCCTGCTTAACATTCATCAGACCCCTGATGTCGTACTCAGGACGTATCGGATCGCCGCCAGCGTTCAAGAAGGTATTGCCGTAGCGCAGCCTGCTACTTACCTGATCGTCAGTCTCCCCCTCGGTTCTGAACGCGCCTAGAACCTCTCGAGGAACGAACGTCACTTCACTGGTGTCAGGCAGGAAGAAACTGTTTCCATTGCCAAACACAGCGTCGTAATTGTTGTTCCACCAGTCACCCGCCGTCCCAGTAGCAGCCGCCCCGCCAATCACAGGCACCAAGTCATCACCCTGGTAAATGCCACCACCGCCGCCTGTCGCATACGTCATGTCCTGCGCTAAGTTCGCCATCCCCTGCGGAGATGACATCTCAGAGGCGTACTGCTGCCCATACACGCCCGTGTACGGCGCCATGTCAGGCATGTCATAGCCCATCTGCTCTTTAAACGCCGCGCCAAACTTCTGATTAGTCGCTTGGCCCTGAGCAAACGGATTTGGCACCGGTGGGACTGTTGATGCTGTTGCTGGCGCTGCTGATGTCGATGTTGTCGCCGCTTTCTTCACCACAGGCTTGGGCTTGTTGCCGCCCACCACTCCCGCAGGCATGGTCAACATCGTCGGGTTGTCGAGCGCGTAAGTGTTGTTTCTGCGCAACGCATCAACAGTGCTTTCCACCTTTGTGTTCGTTGTGGCTGGCAAAAAGCCCACGCCCGTGAAAGTCGTCAATGCAGGCGGGGTAGACCCTCTGCGCCACTGGTTTAGATCAATGACAACATCATCAATCGGGCTGGTTGTGCCAGTCGTTGGATCAAAAAAACCAACCCCAGACTTGGCTGATGTCGGCGGCGCACCAGATGCACCACTTCTCAACGCCGCAATCACACTGCTTCCAGTCGCCATCTCATTCCCCCTTGATTGCTCGGAAGTTTAAGGCTCTGCGGGTTGGTTGGTTGTGAGCGCGGCGCAAAAGGGTTTTTTGGGGGTGCTAGAGGGGGGGAGGGGGCCCCTGCTGCGGCTCACCCCCCCCATGTCGGGATCGACCGGGGGTGGGAGGTCGGCCTGCCCGCCAGATGCCCGCGAAAGCGTTTTAACGGGCTCAGGAGCCGCGTTCGCAGGGCCTTGGCTACCCTGGTGGCCTGAGCCATGCTGCGTGGCTTGTAGCCCTTGCGCTGCAGGCTCTGCACCTGTTGCATCAGCAATCCAGCGCCTCGGCTGTGATTCCTCAATTAAATCAATGGTTTGCGCATCGATGACTTTGGCTTGTGCCGCAATCGTGCCGATGTTGCGCTGACCAAGCCAGTTCAGCGAGATGCTGACGCCGCCGCTGACGTCCTGATTGACCTGTATCGGAATGACCTTGCCAACGAGGCCAGCAAATATCTGGCGGTCCTGCACGCCGCCCTGGGCACGCTCGACCAACCAGCCAGCAAGGCCCTGCGGGTGGCAGTCCCTGGCGGCACGCTCCACGGCTTCCTTGAGCGATTGCGTGAGCTTGTTCTGTACGCCCTTCGGCCTGCCCACGGGCAAGCTGTGGCCGTTGGGCGCGGGGCGCTGCCTGCGCTCGCCTGCCGCCAAAACAGGCGCATTTTTTGCTTGTGGCGCTTGTTGCGTTTCCTGCATCGTGCAGATGTTACCTCAACGCAACACAGAACAAAAAAACTTCATCACCTAGGGTTTCCCCTATTGCATCATGGTGCGGAAAGCTCACAATAGAGTCCATACCAACCAGCAACCCGGAGCCGCAACATGAAAGCACTCAAGATCGAAGCAAACAAAGCCGGCAAGCGTTACGCCCTGGTAGCCGCTGGCGACACCTTCGGCGTCTACGCTGAGTGCTTCAATTACGCTGGTCATTGCAAGGGCGGTTTCGCGGTCACTTGGCGCGTTTGCGAAAAGCGTTTGCCCCGCGAGGCAGCCGAGGCGCTTATGGCCCGCAAGGTGGCCGGGAAGCAAAAACCGTAATCCACTAGGCCCCTTCGGGGGCACAACCATAAACCCACAACCCAACGAGGTACAACGATGAACAAGTCAGAACAACGCGAAGTGATCAAGCTGGCGCAAGCACACAAGTTCGGCATGCCCGACTACGTGGCTCGCGGCCTCTCCGCTCTCATCCGCGCCAGCATGACCAAGCGCAGCCGCGCTGCATTGCTTGAATACGCCGACATCTTCGGTGTTCGCAACCACCCCGAATTCATCATCTAAACCCAACCGCCCCCGCAAGGGGGCACAACCCCCCAACCACCCCAACGAGGCCAACCATGACAACCACAGTTATTAACTCCACCAAGTATGTAACCGCCGTATATCGCGGTACCGAGTATTGCTTATCGCGTTTGGGCGAAGGCTGGTATATCAGCACACGCCGCCTTGCTTTGGGCCGTTGGAACACTGGCGGCGGCAAGCACTACGCCACGCTGGCTGCAGTGGCTGCAGGATGCAAGGCCTTCGGTTCAGAGTCCGACCTGATCCGCGCCTACTACGGTCTAGACGTTGCTCAGGCCATCTCAGCCTAACCCCAACCACCCCCCAACCACCAGGCCCCCAAGCGGGGGCTTTTCTTTTGCACGCGCTCCCCCCACACCCCTTACAGAGCGAGTGCGCGTGCACCCTTTGTGCAGGGGAAAAGCCCCCCGCCAAGGGCGGCGGGGGCTTTGCTTTTCCCTACCTGCACGTCCATGCACGAGCAGTGCACGTGCATAGCTAGTGCATGCGCGTGCAGACCCGCAAGAGCCCGCACCAGAACATCACTCACCGCCCCGCCACATGGCAGGAGCGCCCGAGCCTTGAGCAATGCGCAGGCGTCCAACCTCAGTCAATACCAAGCGCCGAGCCTTGGCTCGATTCTCCCGAACATACTCCTGTTCCTCGATTAACCCATCGCGCTGCATATCAAACAGGAGCGAGAAGAAATCCCGCCTATCAACCCTCGGAAACCCATCCGCATTGCGCAGCACAACGAATGCATTGTTATTAGCCTGGGCGCTAATAGATAAGTTCTGGCCCTTATCGCAGGCAGTACCAATAAGGCGCAAAACCGCAAGACGATGCCCATTTCTCAACACTGCAGCCGCAGCAGAAGCGGGCCCAGTGCCAAAGCGACGGAAGACCTTAGCGGCAGCATCAAACTCAAGGCGAAGCTCCTCCTGACGCGGACCAAGGTTGCACTTCTCATGGCGAAGCGAGATCACCTCGCCATCACGCACCATTGCCCAGCGCGAGCGTGCAGAGTTGTTCCACGCAGTCGAGCCCGAGAACGTCGAGTCAGTGTCTAGCCCCGCGCCCATACGCACAGATGCTTTGTCCACATGTGCCAGCAGAAGACATGCACATGAATGATGCGCAGCAATCATGTTGAGCGCCCGCATGAAGCCACGCACAGAAGACCTGTCGTTCTCGTTGGCCGCGTACACATCACTGCTGTTATCGATGATGACCACTTGGGCGCGATGGCGCTCTACAGCGTCAGACAGCCATTGCATGCGCTCCGTCATGCCATGCTCTGCCCACAGCACGCAATCAGCCTGGGCCATGTCATAGACCACCACGCGGTCAGACAGAGCGGACAAAGACAGGCCGACGTCCGCGCAGATGTTCGCCACGCGGAAATGCACGGTCCTGGCTTCATCCTCCGCGCTAATGACCAGCACACGCGAAGGCATGACATCGAGCCCCATGAACTCAGAGCCAGACGCCAAGGCTACAGCCAGCTGCAAGGCAAGGTTGGACTTGCCAACGCCGCCATTGGCGGACAGAAGCGTTGTCGTGCGCTCAGGAAGCCAGCCAGCCACGCGGAAGACGGCAGGCTCTGGGGGCGTGCGCTCAAGGTCTGCCCAGTCGAGGGGCGCTAGATCATGTGAAGATTCCGGCGTTTCCTTTGCATCAGCGCCATGTCGTGCTAACAAATTGACGGTTATCTGTGCAGGCGCCCTATCAGGCGGCGCAAACTTCTCAGCACTGCGCACAGCCCGAGGAATCTCAGCCCGACGCGCAGACCAGCGAGCCACTTCCTCCAACGGCCCCGCAGGCTTAACCTGATCCATCAGGCTATAAAGGAAATCCACAGCAGCGCCTGGATACATGCCCCCAGCCACCAAAGACGCAGCCATACGCACGATTGCATCGTGATAGCTACGCTGATCCAAAGGCGCCGACAACACCGACAAAGCATCACCGGCCACCGAGCCCAAACTACCCGTAGGGCTGTTGCGTGTTGTTTTTTCGCCACGCCCTACCGCAGTTCGCAGGACATCAAGGTCCAGACCCACTGCAGCGCAAGCGTCAGCCAGTGACCAACGCACAGAAGGCGCCCAGGTTTCTAGCCTGACTTCCCAAGGCCCAGCAGGCCGGGGCTTGGTGTTGAGTCCATACGGGAGGCGTACATAGCGAACTGCCGCATTGCCAGATGAGTCATTGCCCCCGCCCAGCCGCCCGCGAGCCGACAGAGCCGACATGGCAGCGTCTACAAGCGCGAGATTGCTGCAATCTGGATCATCTCGATCTAACAAGATACCCACTTGGAATTTGCCTGGAGACGTCTGGACTGACCAACTAAAGCCCCCAAGCAAGGAGTCAGGGTCTACGTCATCAACAACAAGGCAGGCCAAGCGCGAGAACGTGCCTTTGGTGCGGGCCATCTGGCCTGATTCAGTGGTGCCAGACAGGACAGCGGTGCTGAAGTAGTTATTGGAGCCAGACGCCCCATCAATGATGGCGGCTTGGCGCTCCGTTGCAGTCCAGAACCTGCCAGCCCACAGGCCTTGGTCTGGTGGGGCGGCAAAGCTGCAAATCCAACCGTACTCATCCTGCGAAAGCGGCCCAATGGCCTCGGCCAGGAAATCCGAATTGTTCATCGTGCTGACTCCCAGCATAGGAGTCAGACGCGCACAAGGTCGGACAGATCGAGTGACAGGCCCTGCTTCTTGGCAAATGCCAGAAGCGCAGGCCAGTGACGTTGAGGAATGACGCCACCAGTGCCAGCGGGCACAGGTTGGCACCAACGAGACAAGGTAGACGCGGCTACATCGAGTTCAGCCGCAACAGAGGACTTCCCGCCCAGACGCTCAAGGACGGTGAAGGCAGGTTCTAGACGGTGGATTGTGGGAATGGTCATGGGGATGTTCTTGGAAGTGGGACATGATGCGATTGACGCATCAATGAGTGTAGTGCAATCTAGACCGATGAACACAAGATGGTTTCGGGACAGATTACGAGGGATCGAGCTGAGTCAACGCGGCCTAGCCAAGCTGCTGGACGTTGACGCGGCGGCAGTTTCGTACATGCTGCGCGGCAAACGCAAGATGTCGATGGGCGAGGCAAACCGCATCGCGCAGATTCTCGGCGTGCCAGCTTCTGAGGTCATGCGTCAAGCAGGCATCAAGGTAGACGATGGCGTCAAGCGTGTGCCTGTCTCAGGCGTCTGCGCTGCAGATGGCGCCATCACGATGCTGGCAGCGCGAACGCATGAAAAGATCATCGCGCCAGCAGACG